GTGTAGAGGTTTATCTTGAATACATCTGTATCTAGATCAATGCCTCCTGTGGCTAATAGTTCTTTAGCCTTTGCATAGAGTTTAAACTTTCCTGCTGCCATTTTATTCTTGAATTAAATAATATGTTGTTGAATCAGGGCTTATCCCATCATACTCTGCTTGAGTTAATTTTATTGTCGGAACACTTGTGCCAACCGTAGAAGCGGTAGGGGCATTTAGTGTTGCCTCATAGGTTTGAACAATCATCCAATAATGAACATTTTCCTCAATGGTATTTAAGGAACTTTCATTAACTAAACGGCAAGAATGAAGTGTTTGACCGTTGTACTGACCGGAAGCAACTCCATCTAAAGCAGCCTCCACTTTTTCAGCAATAGCCTTTACGTTAGCATAGGACCTATCATAGATATAAACGTCATATGCCTCCTTTATAAACCCTCGCCCACCGTCTTTATCTATGTAGTTGTCAATGGTGTCAGCATCAATGGTTATGTAAGCCGGCTCTTGGTCTTGGATAGCGTGACCGATATACACGGCATCAGCAGCAACAGCCCCCGCCGTAGTAGGAGCTTGCAACAGACTTGTTATATCTGAGTTGTTACGTAATATCCAATGTATTGCCCTCATGTTGCTATCCCTGCATAAACGCCCTCTAACCGAATAAATCCCTCTCTCTGCCTAATGGCTACATCTGAAATTTCAAAAGTTTCAGCACCAAACAATATCCTCCATTTTTCTTGAACCCCCGAAACATCAGAAGAGTAACGAATAAAAAACCTATTTCTTCTACCCCCTTGAACCTTATTTCCATCCTCTAGGGTTTCGTTGTTTCTGTTAAAAGAAGGCTCTTTAATATCAGCATAGACAGTAGCCACATCCGTATAACCGTAAGTAACCTGGTTATAAGTTGCATCCCTGCTTTCGGTAGGTTTCTGAATTGTTATCCTACGATCTGCTTTACTAAAGTCAAAGCCTCTTATCACGAATAATGAATCACATAAGGGTCCAACATAAATTGCCAAGCGGGTTTCCACCCATCATAACTCACCAACCTAGTTTTCATCTGCTCATGTGTTTCTCTGTGTTCGTATAGGTCGGATGCTATAATTAGTATGGCATTTTTAATATCTTGTGGCACATCTGAGGCATTAGCCCCATATCCGGCTGTATAAGTTATCTCTACACCGTTAGGTATTTCGTCATCCGTATCCGGCCACTCAGTTACGGGTCTTATTATTCCTATCTCTGTTTCTAGTGCTACGTAGTAATCACTTGAACTCATAGGAGTGTCATGGGCAGCCGTTGTAGCATAATCAACAGAAGTTACAGATATAACCCTACCCATTGGAAGCCTAATATCTTCATAGACATTCCTTACATAGCTATTTTCTTTGTTATTAATTGCCCGATTAAAGTAAGACGGAAAGTCATCCATGTACGCTTTCCATGTAGACGTTATAAAGGTCCTGTGGCAGTATTCTTCAGCCATACGTCTAGCGGCTGAAATCATAGAAGAAATCATGGTGTCCTCATCCGTATGGTCAATCCGTAGATGATTCTTCAGCTCCGTAGCTGTTACGGGTTCGGTAGCTGCATCAGTAGTTCTTACGTAATCCATTCAAATGTTCTTTTTCAGCATCACTCAATCCCATAAACAATTTACCCGTTAAATAGGGTTTGCCAGGCATTTGCTTATAAGACCAAAGATTCACATTACTCTTTATGTCAAACGCCAAAGGCTCTTCTGTTGTGGTTATCCTTGCATAAACCTTATCTTTCATTAGAACCCGCTCAGAATGGTTGTCCATACCTCTGTCAGCTTCATCGTCCCACAACTTCTTTCCTTCTACTACATCTCTTTTATAAGCACGACCTATGCCAAAAACAGTATGTGAATCCGTAAATGTGCATTCCTTAGATTCCCCCGTTTCTGAGTTGTAAAAGACAAAGTTGCCCATACCAATAAAAGGAACACCCTGTTCCATTAATTTAGCATAGACCTCTATAAGCTCGTCTTTTATAATATCGTCACTATTCATTTCCAAGAGATAGTCCCAATCTTTTTTTAGGGCTTCTTGTAACCCGAAGTTCTTTTTTTTACCCAACTTGTTTTCATGTAAAACGTATGGGATTTTGTATTTATCTAATATCAACGTATTGTGTGTCGGATCTTCAGGAGAACAAACACACAACACATCAATATCAAACTTTCTTTTAAGCCTGAGAATACCAAGACAATAAAGCTCAGTAATCTCAGGTCTTTTCCATACCGGTGTTAAAACCAGTATCTTCATCTTACGTAGTAAGCTGTCTAATAAACTTGATAGCAGCAGAATCAGTAAGAACAGCATCGAAACGCATTGTTCCCATCCAACCTATTTGATACTTTTCTGCATAACGCTCATCCAATCTGATAAGCTCCATTCCGTTCACAATTCTGATCCAGAACTTAGACCAATCTCCAAAGAATACACTTCTATTATCAGCAGCAAGAGTAGAAGGAAGGTCGTTGTTAATGTAAACAGCATCGCCCAACAATCTATCAGGTTGTCCCTGAGTGAAGTTTGGCTCCCATAAATACTGATCAGCATTAGCCGTAACAGTTAATTTACGGATAGAAGCAGCAATGGCATCATTCATCATAAATCCAACACCAGGACCATTTCTGTAAGCAGGATCAACTGAGTGTTGAAGGTCAATTAGCTCATTAGCCGTGATAGCAGCAATAGCAGCAGAAACAACACCCTCAGTAGCAGCATCGTAGAAACCACCAACATTAGCAGCAGCATCAACATCTCTAGTTACCTTGTTGTTGTATCTACGTCCCATTCTTTCCCCAAGAAGTTCAGCCAACAATCCAACAAACCCAACACCTTCATCTTGAAGTAATTGTTTAGGAACTTGAATCACGTCAGACGTAATCACATGAGCATCTAATTGCTTAGTACCAAAAGTCAAAGCAGTTGAGCTAGTTGAAGCATCTGTGTTGATAGCTAGATCCTGTCCTGTATTCGCTGTGTCGTTGATAGTTGGAATAGGGAAAGGATTACCACCACTTGTTCTTATGATTCTTGCAGGACCCGCACCAGGATTAACCCCGAAAGGGCCGTAATAAGCCATACTCTTAACAACCTCACCAGCAAAGTCCTCCGGTATAACATAGCCACCACCGGTAGTTGTGATTGTTTGCTCCGCAGCATTTTGGTAATTAGATAGTGCACTAGCCTCTACGTCAGTCATAGACTTACCTGAAGCATACTTAGCAAAAGCCTCTTTGTAAATCTCCTTAGAGGTTTTAAGTGACTCGTTTTGGTTGGCAATATTCTTACCTTGTTGTCCGGCAAGATCATTCTCTTTAGCCTCAATAGCCTCTAAGTCTCTTACCTGATTTTCGATGAACTTGTATTCATCATTCATTCGTTCAAACTTCTCTTCTAGGGAAGCATCGAACTTACCGTCAGCAACCTGATCCCTCAGCCCCTCAATTTCATTCCAAAGGTGGCCTTTTCGATCAAGCAACTTTTGGATATTATTTACGTTGCTCATTATTCAAAAAATTATTGATTTTAAAAACTAAAATTTGCTTTAATAACGCTTCCCTCGCATCAACGTCAGAAGCAGACACATCGGCCTCTTGGACCATTGTGGTTTCTGTAAGTGTTATGGTTTCAGTCCCATTTGTAGTAACCATGTTGGCGGGAATTAAATTGTAATCAATTCCTTCAACTGTTACCATAACCGGATTATATTCCATATCATCCTTTTCTTTAGGCGAACCGCCCGTATCTTTAGGTCCGTTTTTGAACCCGTACTCTTTAAGTTTCTTATTAAAAGATGCCGCTATTTTAGGTGCATATATGGTTTTTGATATAAACCCGTACTCTTCGGCTGTTTCAGCATCCATCCACGTTTCTTCCGACATTAGCATTTCTATGGTGGCAGAGTCTAGGTTAGAGTTATTTACATAAATGGAAACAAGTTGATCTTTAATCTGATCTAGGGTGTCAGCCTCTTTTCTCATGTCATCAGCATCCCCCACCATCATAGTCCAAGGATTATGAATCATTAAGAAGGTTCCTTCCCTCATTACTCTAGTTCCTCCCGCCATAGCTATAATAGATGCAATAGAAGCAGCTAATCCACTAACCTCAACAGTAAGTTTATCTCTAACATCTTTAAGCATATTATAAATAGCAATACCGTCAAAAACGGATCCACCAGGACTATTTATTAGTAACTTAATAGATGAAAGATTTTTAACCTTATCAAGATCAGCCTTAAAGTTAGAAGCATCAACGCCCCACATTCCAATCTCATCAAAAATGGTTATTTCCGCTTCGCTCGTAGCATTTTTTTGAGGAATAACCTTTACATCATACCACTTCTTCATTCCTTCTTATTGTAAAGTTTATCTGCCAACATTTGAGCTATCATTTGTTGACCTTCTTCTGAATTATAAATGTTATCTATCAGGTCTAAAGGAACCATATTAGATTGAATAAACAACCTATCACCGCCCTCTATCGGGTTATCTCCATTATACTCTCGAACCTGATTAGGTGTTTTGTAAGCGTTCTGTATTCCTGTTCTATTCTGCTCTGCAACAGCCATTGCATCAGCTCTAATATAACGCTCCATATCCATGTTTATGTATGCACCATCAAGATCCCTTGCTAACTTTGTGTTAAGCTCACACTCAAACTTTTCCACCATAGGAGCCAAAGAGTCTTTAAGAAAGGCAATACCCATTTCTTCAATATTTCTGAATGTAGAACCTTGTTGTAAGTCTTGTATCTTCCAAGGTGGAACACCAAACCATCTAGCAATAGTGTTTACTGAAAAGAACCCCGTTTCAAGAAATTGTGAATCTTCCGGTGGAATTGAATAAGGGGTGTATTCGGTTTCTACGTTCGTTATCAAATCTCCCCCGTTTTTCTTAGCTATTGCGTGTTTGTCTACTAAGTCTTGGTATTGTTTATCATTTAGCCGTGACTTAACGGAAAGAACTCCATCAAACTTACCACCTTGACCAAAGTATTTAGAACCATATCTTCTTCTAGCTAACTCTAAACCTATATCTTCCCTCGCCCTTGAAATAGGTGGAATACCAACAACCCCATCACCAAGATTTGCCACGTGAATTATCCTATCGGGAGATAAACGCCTAGCATCTCCATCTTCGGAAGTGATTTCGTAAATTATTTTTTGATCAACACCATCCCCTTTTTTAATCACTTTTACCTTAGATGGATGGTGAATAAAAAAACCAGTAATAGGCTTTAGTCTTGAAACCCTTACCGGTTCAATGTAACAATTTCCCCACAATGTATAATGCATTGCCGCCCTTTCCATAAGGGTGTTTCCGTTCATGTACGGAAGTGGCTGTTTGAATAATTTTAAAAGAGAATGATCAATTTTCTCTTTTCTATTTCTTGTTTCTCTGTAAATATTTATAGGAAAATAAGAAAAAGGACCTGAATAAGCCCTTACACACGCCCAAACAGCAGAAAATGTTAAAGCTTTTTGTTCGTTTACATCTTCTCCAGAAGCCGTTGAATCACCACCACCTAATATCTGAGCTACCGTAAAGCCGTTTATTTGTCGGTCTGGATTTTCTAAGGTAAAATTACTAAACCCTAAAGAGTGACCAATAGCATCATAAGTCCTTTTAAAGAAGGATTCTTTCTTATCCAATCGTAATGTTGTTTATCGTCATAAACATTTAAGAGGAAAGGGTTAGCTAACCGTAAGATAAATAATCCTCTTATACTATATTATAACGACAAAACAAAAAAAAAGTTGTGTTTTTTTTATTTTTTTTACTACCTAAATTCGGTCATACTGCTCGTCCCTACGGGCACTCCGGTACAGACCGTTAACATTTTATAAAAGGCATTAAAACGCTTTTTATGTCGGCGTTATGCGCAATTAGATATTGAACTTTACATTTATAACCCCATTCTTTTGGAATGCAACTATCTCTTGATTAAAACCGTCAAGTTTTCTTTTGTACATTTTTGCACCATTTCTACAATCTGTCTTGTAAAATAATCCGCAATCTTCTTTTATTTCGTTAAAAATTTCAAGTTCGTTTTCTAAGTCATATACTTTGTCTTGCAATAGCTTTATCTCGGATTTATGCTTTCTTATTAATTTATAGTATTCTTGCTTAAATTTTTCCCTTAATTCCTTCATTTCCTTGTATTCTGGTATATGTATTATGTGCTTGTATGAATTCTGACTTATAAGATGCTTTTCTATTTCCGTTATTGAATTGACTGTTTTAATTATGTCAATTTCCAAGCAAAAAAGATTACTTTTTTTTATTTTCTTTTCCTTACGTTCTCCTATGTAAGAACTTTTTGCAAATTCTACTAAATACCTTTCATCGCCTATATAACCTATTGCATCTGGTATGTAGTCATCAATTTTTTTCTCTAACTCAACTTTGTCAAAAATTAAGACATCAGACCCATTGATAACATACGGCAATTTTACCTTTCTTACTTTCTCAAAGATTGCTTTATATGCTTTATGTACGGCAGACTCTAAAGAACAATTAGAATCATCAATATGATAAAAATGGTCTGATATAATATCACCTCCCCTTAGTTTTACATCAGAACCACAATTACACCTATAAATTATTCCCTTTTTAGCACTTTCTATGTCGACAACATTGTTATTTTCATCAAATGCAAAAGGTATTTTAAATGTTTTAGCCATATTATTTGTTTTAAAAAAAGCGCATAACAATTTATAAACCACATTAAAACGATGGTTTATACTCAACGTTACCCAATATTAGTAAAATAATTGTAATCTAACAACTTTAACTCTAATAATTTTTGAACACAAGTAGCTAACGCAGTAGATCCGTCTATTCTTTTATTAGGATTATCCTTCACCATCATCTTATCGCCATGATTTCCCACCTTTATTTCCGTGTTAGTTAGATTCCACCTCATTACCGGATTAAATAAAAAGTTCATGCTATTTTTATACAACAAGTGTTCTATGTAGTTAATAGCCGGACTGAGATAAAACCCTTGCCCAACCTTTTCCATAAATCCTTCTTGAACATAATTACTATCCTTCATAAAAGTAGCCAAAGAAGATAGATACTTAGGGTCACAGGCCATTGTTTGAACATCGTATTTATCCATTTCTTCATTCATATACCTAGCCATTTCATCATATTCCACCGTATCCCCCTCGAAAACCGTGATATAACCCTTATCTACCCATCTTTGATAGTCAACCTCGTCAAATCGCTGCTTTTTGATCTTTTCTTGAGGTATCCAGAAGTGAGACTTAACAACAACCCGACCTTCTATATCAGGAAAAACTAACACAAAAGCGTTTAAATCACCCCCCGCAGAAAGGTCAACGCCGGCTCCACAAGTAGCCCCAATAAGTGATTCTTCATCAATTTCCTCGTTATTTGCCTTAATTACATCAGTAGGAACCCAAATACTAGCCTGATCAAGCCATAATCCTGCATTTTTGATGTAAATATTAACGGCCTCGCTACCTTTGACAGATTCAGCCTCTAATTTACGCTCTTTTAGGTACGACCACAAGGTTTCTGAGTAATCCACCATAGGATTAGATTTAGCCCACATCTTCAGGTCGTTTTTTTCTTCCTCAGCATCCAACTCGAACATTATAGCTAGATTTCTGTCTGCATCTATATTCCCCTCTAATGTACTTACCGCCTTTTGCCTTAAAACAGAGTAACAAGGACCGTCTTTATTGTGACCTGGTGAGGTTATGACTAATGTTAGTGGGTTTTTCCTCTGACCCTGACCCGACTTAATTGTTTCAAGTAAGACAGAATCCTTCGCTTCGTGGAACTCGTCAATAACTCCGATAGATGGATTCCCTCCATCACCTGGATTCTTTGGCATTGCCTCAATTTTTCCTCTACGGTTAATGTCTTCATAAGTAATTTTTATTGTTTCTTCCTTGTGAGTAAAGACCTTTAGTGGTCCTGAGTTGTTCTTATTGTCTATTTTTAGCCACAAATCGCGTAATTGTGGTGACTTTTTGATGATTTCCCCCGTTTTTCCGGTACAAATCAACGCTTGATCCCTAGAATTTGCCCCATGTAGAATTTCAGGGTAGGTATCATGGTATAATAGCAGCTCTATAAGGCTGACTATCGAAACGTAGAAGGTTTTAAAGTTCTTACGGGCTACTTGAATGTATGCTTCCCTAAATCGCCTCTCACCACTCTCTTTGTACTTCCATCCGTAGATTTGCTCGAACCAAAAGGCAAAAGGCGGTGGTATAGAGTTTTTAATTCGTAATTCAGGGATATGTACTATCTCTTCAGCAAAGAAGTTTACCCGATTTATCTCATCTACGTCCCAAATAAGATCATCCCTCTCTAAATCGGATAAAAACCTCTCCGCAGCAAGCCTCACCCATTTCCCAACTAAAACCCTGCCGTTTATTACATCATGTGCATATTGTTCGGCCTTAGTCACCGGCTATCATTTTTTCCAACGGACTCTTAGCTTCGGTAGTCGGGGCAACCTTTCCCTTCAACTTTTCATAGTCAGAAGGTGTCAACCCGAACTTAGGGCTAAGTTTGTCTATCACACTCCTAGCCTTTACTTGGACATTCATCCAAGGACCCTCACTCTTCCACCCCGTCTTAGCCTCTTGATACTTTCCATAGGTGTTCTGATCATCTACACCCTCATGGTACTTACTAAACTCATGAGCTAGTTGGCTAAGTTCCATACTAAATCCATCATTAGCATCTCCCCGTTCCTCTAGTATAGAAACTAGGTGATCAAAATACTCCCTAGCTAGTTTCGATAAATATGGGGCGGGTGTCATCGCTTTGATCCTCTTTTGCCTTTTCCACTAAACCAAAATTCGCTATAAGCCTCTTTTGGAAAAAAACCATAAAGAATCTTAGTTTTATTTTCATTCCAAACCTTAACATTAGGAATGAGCCTAGTTTCATCCGCATTAGGCATACGTAAATAAAGTTGCTCATAGCAAATTACTATCTGATTCATAGTTTTCCTGTTTTAAAGTAAGCAAACATCTCATCTAAGGCTTTCTTGTTATCGTCTGTAATCTTAGCCTTTTCTTCAACTTTCTTCAATACTCTATTCCACCGTCCAATTTTAGGAGAAACATAGTCACGATAATGCATGGGTAACTCAAACCCGTACTCCTCAAGGTAAGCACTATACTCTACCTTCCAGTTCTTAGCACACCTCCCGTTGTTATTCACTATCAATGGTTCTAAGGGTGGTCGCTCATTCGCTAGATAATAGCCAGACAACTCCTTCAACCACTTAATCGTCTTTTCGTGAGCATCATCAACATTTACAAAGTGAGCTGCCATCAAACCGTCATCCTTACTAATGTACTCAATCAAAGCGGGTACGCCCTCTTCTTTAGCGTAAAATCCCGCTTGAAGCCAATGGTTAGGGGCGGGTTCCCTTTCCCTTATAGGAAACATCTGTGAAGATACACTCTTCAATTCTGTTATCCAGGTTCGGGGTTCAATAGGAGAATTAGACCTAATTTTTTCAACTAGGTCTTTTTTCCATCCCGTAAGATTATCAGCAGACCTGGCTCTGTCCCTCATCCCATCATAAGAAAGAAAGAAATCAAGCCGACCACTAATGCCCACCATATCACTAGTGGGTTCTCTTGTAACTCTTTTTTCATCTTGAATCAAAAGCCCCGTTATCTCGTAAAGTTCCTTAACCTCATCCTCCAACCTATTGCCCATCTTGAACTTTCGTTGGGATCTTGCATTTGGTGGATGTGACTGAGGTTTGTTTTTCATCTTCATCCAAACATCAAACACCGAACCACCTAACTCCGAAGCGTAAACATAGTCACGCTCTTTAGGTTCTTTATCACGGTATTCCTGTGATATAACCTCGTTCATTAGGTCTGATATACTTATCAAAATGGTAAGTCATCTTCAACAACAGAAGTATTCTCAGGCTCAGGGGTCAAAGCGGGTTCTTCATAAACATTGTGTTGCTTGTAATCCGCTTTAAAGGAATCCGGCTTAGGGCTATAAAGATATGATTGTAAGTCCTTATCCATGTCAACACATCTAGCTAGTATGTCCTCTCTTCTTTTAGACTTCTTAACAAGTGGTTGATAATATTTAGTTGCTCCCTTTGTTTGCTGAACGGGATCACAAGTCAAAACAATTACGTTTCCTTCATCACCAATCTTAGCTTCTATCCAAGGACCAACAGAAGAACCGTACAATTTAAAGTTGACAAGTTCTAGCTCAGAACTATCAGGGTCTATCAAAGCGGCATAAACAGACTTAGCATACTTAGCTCCGGCAGGGAATGACCCTTTTATTTCTTTGTACAAACCATTAGCGATAGAACCGCCACCCATGTAACCAACAACTAACTGTTCTTCATTAAGGTTATGAACCTCGTTACTAAAGATGCCTTTTCCTTTATCGACATCAAACCCCGTAATACAAGATAGCTCGTCAAGAACTACAATGTAAATAGGTCCTTCAATAAATACCTCAGACTCTTTTTCTTTATCCCAATAGCGGAACTTTCCGGAACCTCCCTTCCACTCTATGTAGCGAGAAACGGGACTTGTTTTTTTAGGACTAGATAAACTCATGTTTTTAATAAATTTTAGTTGTTTAAATATAACACTTTTTTTTGTGTTTTTTCTTTCTATTATAAAGTTTCTTAGAAGCTACTACTCTAACCTTCATAGCTAATCGGGAGCTGTGTTCTAATCGCCGTTTCTTTTTTTTCTCTATTCTTTTCATAAGGTAGAATACTATGTTAATAGCAATGTCTTAGATTGGAGTGTTTCTCTAGGTAACAAAAAACAAGTTATACCCCCTACCCCCAAGGAAGAGATATAACTTGTCGTTACCAGCTAATAGCATAGCCTTGAGTTGTCGGCCCCCTTTTGGCTCTGTTCGGGTAACAAGTTAAGAAAACCCATCTAACAGATTTAAAACGAAAAACACGCCCGTTTTCCTCCGGTATGTCTTGTCAGCTCCACCGCCTGATAGTTCAACCAGGTAAAGTGGTCAGCAGTCTTTTTAAGGCAAAAGATGACAAAAAGCCAATAACCCCACCATAGGGTATAATCTTGTACGGCAAATATAGTAAAAGGTTTTAAATAATTTTATCTGATTTTTCAGCGTTACATTTCCGACAAAGCAATTGAACATTATCCTTAGTGTGAGAACCGCCCTTAGATAAAGGGAATATGTGATCTAGCTCAGGGGAATTGTCAAGGTGTTTACCTCTTAATTCTTTAGGTGTTGAAACCCCGCAGTTGTTACAAGTCCAACTATGTTCTTCAAAAACATCGAATGGGTCAAATACCTCTCCGTTCGTTTCGATTGCTTTCCTTTTACTTTTCTGGATTCTGCGAGTGTTCTTATTACAACATTCATTAGAGCAAAACCTAACACGATTAGGCAAGTTAAGGGCACTAAAAAAAACACCACACTCAATACATTCCTTTGGATTATTTCTAAATATAGATATTAGATTGTCTATTTCCCACAAGGGCTGTTTTTTAGAAGATTCTTTTATAGAAATACCATTTTCAGAAATAAAATATTGTATATTGGATTTAAACATTGGAAATTTATAGTTGCAAACTATCTTTGGTTTCCACCCTTTCTTGATTGCAGCTTTCTTCTTTTTTCTCCTTTTGGATGCCTCTGAACACTTTTCTGAACAAAACTTGTGGGTTGATTGTTTTTGATAAAATTCATTACCACATTCTACACAATTATACTCCCCCGGATTCCAATTAGGTTTTGGTTTTTTAGAACACTTAGAACACACGCCTTTTTTATTAGGTGTTGTCTTTTTGCAATATTTACATGGAATATTGGTCTTTCTATACTTGCCTGAATTATTCCTTATGTAAGAGGCGTGATTTCTACATTTATCCGAACAATATTTTCTCCCACCATGCCCTAAAAACTTATTAGAACAATTAAGACACGGTTTTTCTTTCTTAACAACCTTAATGTATTGCATAGGCAAATATAATAAATAAAAAACAAAATATTATTTTGTAAAACAACCAAAACACCAAATAAAAAGGGGCTTATAGGCTGTTACGCTTATCAAAAAAACAGG